AATATCTTGATTAAGCATTTGCTCTTCCATTCCTGGTTGAGCTTGTTGAGCCTGTAAATCTTGTTGTATCTGCATTTTTAGCTTTTCTTGTTCAGCAGCTTCAAATAATGCAGCATTATCTTTCATAAATCCATATTGGTCAAAGCCCATATACTCTTCTACCATCTTAGCTACAAGCTTAGGTGATACATGAGGACTAATCATTTGTCCTATTGGACTATTAAAGACACCTAACATGTTTTGTAATAGTTGTGCTCTAGCAGCATAGTGTCTAGCACCTATAGGTCTAATCTTACCTCTAGATGTTAAGTCTGCTTTAGTAATTGATAAGAAATCTTGTACACCAAAGTCATCATCATATACTTTAGCTAGTTCAGGTAAATCTAAATTACGTTTAGCTGTTTCTAACATTGTATTTAATAAAGGTTCTAAGAACTCAACTTCAAATTGATTTACTTTATTTTGGAATATTCTACCAGCAGCATTCTGTAAAGACTGTACTTCAAAAGCAGTCTTCTCTCCTGGAGTTCTAATACCCATAGCTTCTCTAGGAGCACCTGCCATTTGTTCCATATTATTCATTAAAACTTGTAGTTCATTGTTTACTTGGAAAGCAGCAGGGTTAGGTGGTAGCATAGTAATATTACCATCTTCTTGTAAATGAATAGTTGTTTCAGGTCCCCATTCAAATGGGTCTACTTCACCCTTAATTACCATAGGTGGATGTATAGTTAAATCCATAGCGTCTGCTTTTGCATTTTCTAAATGGTCTAGTCTATATTGCATACCTACTAAGTTATCTAGAGGTCCCATGCCATATAAGTTATCTGGTCTCTTTCTCCATGCTACATGAGCTTTACTATCTTGACCAATATAACTTGGATTTTCTATATTACGTATAATATAACTTCTATCAATAATAGTTATAATTCTATTTTTATGTAGTTTCTCTTCATCTTTATCATAGAAGTCTCCTTCAAACTCTAATACTTCTACCATACCAGACTGATAATATTCTTGTAGTGTACCAAAACCATCAGCTATATATGCATCAGCTTTATTTACATCTTCTTGTCTAAACATAGATATAGAGTTTCTAATGTCTAATGCTTTATCAAATGCTGACTTTTTATATTGTAAGTCTGGTCTTTCTTCTACATCTGTTTTTAGTTCACCTATAGATTTAACATATCTTGTAAACTTAGGTGACTTAGCAAAAGAACTTGCTACAGGATTAAATACAATATCAAATGGTGATATACGTTTTAGTTTAGGACCATTATATGTTGTAATAGTTTCTTTTGTTACAGGGTCTACATGCTCTTCGTTAACATATCTTACTTCACCAAAAGCATTACCATAATCAATATAATCATAAATTAGTAAACTTACTTCTTCTCTAAATTTAGATTCTTTTAGTTTAGTTTTCATATAAGCTTCAATAGCTTGTCTTTTCTTAATAGTAGAATCTTCTCTAGAAGCTCCTTCCCACTTCATCCAGTTATCATTAGGAAATAATGCATCCATATAGTTTGCATGTAGATTATCTCTAATCTGTGTAAGTTTAGGTAAGGTTGTTTTATTCTTCCAAGGAAGTGTACTATTAGTAGTAGTTGTAGTATCAGTAGCAAAGAGATAGTTTCTTAACTCTCTCCACTCTGTTTCTTTTTTGTCTCTTTGAATCCACCATTGGTATAAATACCAGCTAGTACTCTAGCTAAGTTCTCTTGTCCAATCGCTTGTTCTATTTCAGCTACTTCACCTGCCATAATTTATTCCTTAATGTGTTATACCACCAAACCTACTATGAGTTGGTAAAGGTTTATTAAATCCTAATCCTTGTGTCATTCTAAGTTTAGGTGCTAATGATATTGCCATAGCATTAGATAGTGCATCTTTTATATCATCATGTGGTGGATGTACCATCACTAACTCTTCTTCTAATGTTTGACAGTTACCACCTTTATAATGCCAAACTTGTAAATTATCATACTTTGGTTCTAGTACTGCTCCTACCCTCTGTGCTTTGTCTCCTAAGCTTCTAGTAGGTCTAAATTCATCAACTGATAGTGGGATACCATTTGGTTTAAGATAACTGTCCTTGAGCTCTTTAACGATGGTTTGTTGTGCTACTGTAACCTCAGCTCTTATCTTTCTAAATCCCCACTTTTCCCAAGACTTTAATATATGTTGATAGTAGTCTACAATCTTCTCTGTTTTAAATCTGTCTATATCTAATACATAATAATTAGCTTGATGGTCTACACCAACAACTACTAATGCAGTATAATCTGCTTGTCTTCGTAAACTAAATGCAAAGTCAATTGCAGCAAATATATTTAGTTTTCTATCTCGTATATACCAATCACCATCTTTAACATTTAAAGCAGCTTTATCAAAATACTGAAAGTTGTCTGAGTTTATTCTAGCACTCTCTGTAGTATTAGGGTCATTGTAATATTGAGCATAAAACTGTGTAGTGTCAATATACTTTGCTTTAATTCTTGCTAACTCTTTAGCATCAAATCCAAATGATTTACCATCTTTACGTGCTCTCTTAGCCCATAAGAATTCACCATCTGTTTCTACTACTCTTTGAAATAACTCATACACTTCTAATTCAGATTCTACTTCACCTTCATTGTCATACAGAGTTTCTTTCATATTAATCATAGTATCATATATATCTTTAGGATGATATCTAGTTCCTACTACCCATTCTTCTGCACCTGGATTTTCAATAGATGCTAATTGTGAATAAGCATTTGCTACTTTTTCTCTACCATCTTCAGAATAAGCATTACCAGGTACAACAATATCGTCAAGAACAACAATATCGGCATGGAAACCAGTTGTATTACTCGTAAGCCCAACTGCTTTAACTGTTGCATCTCGAATTCCCTCCAATTTTCTTTGTGGATGGTCAACAGCTATTTCAGCTACTGCCCACTTCTCTCGTTTTCCTTCTTCTGGATGTATCATGTCACTCCAGTACCTACGATATATAGGGGAATCAATTATCTGTTTGATAGCATATAACTGTTTCTCTGCTAAGTCTGCTGTAGCTGATACATACAATACAGTAGTCTCAGGATGCTTAGTTACATACCATGCTGTTCTATATGCAGCTAGTTTACTCTTCATATGTCCACGAGGAAGTAATACTAACTGATTATCTTTTCTATCTGTTCTACTCCACCAACTTATTAACTCTTCATGTACTGCTCCAAGTAATAAATGGGGTGCTACTAATTTAATAAATGTAAGTAGGTCTGCTTCTGCAGCCTCTCTGATTTGGTCAACCTGAGTCATGTTATCTATACCTTGATGTCTTCTTTGCTACCTTTTTAGGCTGTGCCACATGCTGCTTACCTTTGCTATTACCCTTCGCTTTGGCAGAATTAGTAGCTCTCTTTTCAGCTGGTGTAAGAGCTTTCCAAGCCGCATCAGGAAGGTATCTCTTTTTACCATTACTCTTCTTACCATCAGATGTTCTCCATTTTTGTTTTGTCCATTTAGATAAACTCTTTTGCGATTTAGCTTTAGCCACGGTAACCACCACCTTTGGCTTTATATTGTTTAGCTAACATCTGTGCTTTACGAGCTGACCATTGTCCAGGTTTACCACCTTTACCACCAGCTTTAATTTTATTAAATAAAGCTTTTCTCATTGTAGGTTTAGTATAGTTACCTGCTTTGTTTACAGTACTTTTCTTTTTAGGTGTAGCCATTATGCCTTTTTCTTTTTATTAGATTTTTTATGTCTGTTAGCAAAGTTTCTTGCTGCTTCAACAGAACCAAATCCCCAAGCTTTAAGTGCTAATGCTTTACGTGTTGGTCTACCCTTACTATCTTTCATAGGTCCTTTCATTCCTGCAAATCTAGCAGCAAATGAAACACGTCTTGGATTTGTACCAGATTTAACTGGTGGTTTTAGGTTAGAGCCTTGTGCTTTTGCACTAGCTCTACCCTTAGCATTTAATCCACCTTTAGGATTTTTACCTTCTTTCCTAGTCCATGCTGGTGTCTTAGCCATTACTTTTTCTTCTTAGCTTTTGGTTTAGTATGTGTATGACCTTTAGCTTTTAAAGCCAAATGTTTTTTCTTAGTAAATGCCATTTGTCCTTTACCAGTCTTTTTATCATACATCATATGAGGCTTATATTTTTTATCTTCAGCCATTCTAATAACCTTTTTTCATAGGTTTTTTCTTTTTCATTACTTTTTTCTTTTTCTTTTTATCCATCATACTTATTTCCCCTTTGCTAATTGTCCACCAAAGTAGAACTCAACTATCATTGTTGCCCATTTGAATATTTCATCAAACTTATATAGTCCGTCTACTATTTTAAATTCTGTACCACCACCCCATTCAAAAAACAAAAAACTAGATTTAGGAATGTCTACTGGTATTACAGTTTGTATATCAAATAAACCTGCTATTGGATATACTGCAACTAATGCTAGTATAAAAAACATTAGTATTCTTCGATTCCAAGCAGCCATTGGTGATTCTTTATTAGACTGCTCTCTCGCTTTATCTATCTCTACAGACTTAGCTGCTAATGCTTCAAGCATCATCTGATGTTGTTCATGTGCTTGTTGTGATTTAATAGCTGTTAGTTTAGCAATAAATCCTAAAACTATTGGTATTAAATGTGTAAGTACACTAATCAAATCTTCCAGCCTTGACTAGCAGCCCAAAAATAAACTAACCCAGCAACTAATAATGCTAGTATAGCTTTTAAACTTAGTTTACCAAATTCAGAAAATTTATCTTCTAACCATTCAGTTAGTCCTTCTTTGATAGCTTGTTTAGTTTCTTCTGGACTAGGCTTCACTTGCTTTATTACCTTTAGCTTTCCATTTAAGATACTCTTGATAATCTGTATTATCTTCATCAAAAGGAATTGACATGGTAATAGTTTCACCATCTTCATTTTCTACTATTTTATTTACAT